CCGTCACCCCGGGCACCGGCGGCGGCTCGCTGACGTACGGGTACACCCGCCTGCTGGCGGCGTCCGCCGCGTCGTTCCGGCGGATCAACGAGGAGTACCCGACCAACCAGGCCGCGCGGTCGCAGCTCACCGTGGCCCTGCACCCGCTCGGCGGCGCCTTCAGCGTGGACCGGGTGCTGGCGAACCTCGGCCCGTCCGCGACCAACGAAGTCAGCTTCCAGATGAGCCAGAAGCTCACGTCGATTCGGACCCGGTTCCAGCAGGAGCTGATCCTCGGTGACGTCGCCGTGGACGACGCCGGTTTCGACGGCCTGGACAAGGGCCTCACGGGCCAGAGCACCGAGTACCTGCCGATCAACGAGGGCAACGCGCTGGGCTACACCGACTGGTCGCAGGCGACGATCACCAGCGAGGACAAGGCCATGGCTGCGTTCGACAGCCTGGACGACTTCCTCGCGCGGATCGTCCCGTCCCACACCGGCTCCGGTGACGCCGGCGCCCCCGGCGCGCTGCCGCCCGGCACGAAGGCGATCCTCGGCAACACCAAGAGCATCGCGCGCATCAAGGCGCTGGCCCGCCGGGCGAGCGCCTTCACGTCCATCAAGGACGACCTCGGTCGGCAGATCGACATGTACGGGCAGTGGGTCCTCCAGGACCTCGGTGACCGGATGGACGGCGGCTCCCCGATCATCCCGATCCGGGCGGCGGACACCGACGCCGGCGGCGCGGGCGGCGTCATCACGGGCCTGACCGACATCTACGCGATCAGCTTCGGCCTGGACTCGTTCCACGGCGCGACCGTCGCGGGCAAGCCCCTGGTCCAGACGTGGCTCCCCGACTTCACCCTGCCCGGCGCGGTCAAGAGCGGCGAGATCGAGATGGGCCCGGTCGCCGCGGTCCTCCGCAACACCAAGAGCTGCGGCGTCTTCCGCAACGTGAAGGTGGCCTGACCATGACCCGTTTTCGGATCCAGTCGCCTCTCCGGAACTTCACCGGCAAGGTCGCCGAAGTGCAGTTCCAGGCCGGCACCGGCTACGTCGAGGACACCAGCGACGGCGGCCGGGCCGCCCTGTCCTACTTCAAGCGCAGCGGCTACGGCGTTGCCGAGGCCCCGGAGCAGGTGCCCGACCCGGGCTCCGACCCGGCGACGCCCTCCGGCGACGGTCAGCCGCCGGCCCCGACCGTGGAGCCGTTCGACCCGGCCGCGCACACGGTGGACCAGGTCCGTGCCCACCTCGACCGGGCCGACGCCGACGAGGCGCTGCGGGTCCTGGCCGCCGAGGCAGCCGGGCAGGCCCGCAAGGGCATCACCAGCAGCCGCGAGCAGCTGCTCGCCGCGAAGACCCCGGCCCCGGCCGACGATCAGAAGGGACCGAGCGCATGACCGTCCTCGGCACATACCGCGGCAATATCCGCAATGACCTGGGTTTCCTCAACGTCGGCGGGCGCCCCGACCCCGACGCCGTGTTCCACCGGGCCAACCTGCCGCGCTTCAGTCTCGACGACGTCGCCGCGGCGGCCACCGGCGTGATGCTGTCCACCCCGCTGTACCTGTGTGAGGGCGACCTCATCACCAACCTCACGTTCATCAGCGGGGCGACCGCCATGGTCACTCCGACCAACTGGTGGTTCGCCCTGTACAACGGCGCGAGCGCGTTCCTCGCGCAGACCGCGGACCAGACCAGCGCGGCGTGGGCGGCCGACACCGTCAAGACCCTCGCGCTGACGGCCCCATGGAAGATCACCAAGTCGGGGGTCTACTGGCCCTCGATCAGCATCACCGCGGCGACCGTCCCGACCTTGGTCGGCTGCGGCACCGCGAAGCCCGTCCTCACGGGCGAGATCAACATGGCGCAGACCAGCGGCTCGGGCCTGACCACGACCGCCCCGGCGACCATCGTCACGCCGGCCTGGAAGCGGCAGGCGCCGCTCGTCCTGGCGACCTGAGAGGAATGCCATGCCACTGACCAGCTCAATGGGCGTCGCCGTCGGCTTCAGCCAGACATCGCTCCTGGACCTCGGCACAGCCACGCTCCCGGTCAACGTCCGGCAGGCGGTGAACTTCCTCAGCGGGGTCGGCGCCGGACAGGCCGACACCGTGTTCTCCGACCGGCGCACGCTGGCCGCGTCGGCGACGGAGAACCTCGACCTCGCGGGCACCCTGCTCGACGCGTACGGGGCGACGCTCACCTACGCCAAGGTCAAGGGCCTGTACATCGCGGCGAGCGCCAGCAACGTCAACAGCGTGGTGGTCGGCGCCGCGGCGACCAACCCGTGGGCCACGCTGCTCAGCGCCACCGGCACGATCAGCCTGCGGCCCGGCTCGTTCTTCCTGGCCGCGGCCGGCCAGCTGGACGCCACCGGGTACGGCGTCACCGCGGCCACCGCCGACCTGTTGAAGGTCGCCAACAGCGGGGCGGGCACGAGCGTGATTTACGACGTGGTCCTCATCGGCACGTCGACGTAAGGGGGGTGCTGCCCGATGGCCAGGATCTACGCCACGGCGGCGCAGTACCAGACGTACTCCGGGCAGACCCCACCCGCCGACATCGACCGGCTGCTGACCCAGGCGAGCCGGCTGCTGGACTCGCGAGTGCTGCGGTCGTCCTGGTACGACGTGGACGAGACCACGGGCATGCCGACCGACTCCGAGGTGCTCGCTGCGTTCTCCGACGCGGCGTGCGCGCAGGTCGAGTTCTGGGGCGAGGTCGGCGAGGACGTGGACATGTCCGGACCTGTCGAGGAGGTGCGGATCGGCTCGGCGCAGGTCCGGTACAACTCCGGCGCCGGGACGAACAGGGTCGAGGCCACAACGATCGGACAGCGGGTCTACGACGCGCTGGAGGTTCTGCCGCGGCTGAAGTTCACGCCGGTCACGACCACGCAGTGGGTTGGGGGCTGGTGGTGAGCCGCCTGCCCCGGCGGGTGATGCGGCACCGCATCGTCGTCGAGCCGTACCTCGGTGACGGCGCTGTCGGCCCGCTGTACGGACCACCGGTCATCACCCGGTGCTTCCTCGACGAGCAGACGCGGATGGTCCGCGGCCGGGACGGCCGTCAGGTCACCTCGACCGGCACCGCGTACTGCGCGCTGGAGACCGTGTGCCCGGCGGAGTCCCGCATCACCCTGCCCGACGGCCGCAAGCCGATCATCATCAACGTCCTGCCCAGGAACGGCGGCGGGCTGCCCACCCCGGATCACCTGGAGATCCAAATGCAGTAGGAGGCCCGGTGACGCAGTACACCCGCAGCACGTGGCAGGGCAGGCGGCTGTGGACCGAGCGGGGCCGCCAGCAGGCATCCGCGGGACTGCTCCTGGCCCTGGAGTTCGTCCTCGCGGAGTCCAGGAAGATCGTGCCGCTCGACGAGGGCACGCTGGAACGCTCCGGGAAGGCCGCGGTCGACGGCCTCAACGGGGTGATCTCCTACGACACGGTCTACGCCGTCCGCCAGCACGAAGAGCTGACGTGGCGGCACGCTCCCGGCCGGACCGCGAAATACCTCGAGCGGCCGATGCTCAACACCCGCGACCAGCAGCTGCGGCTCATGGCCGTGCCGCTCATCTCCTGGCTCCGCTGACCCGACCGCAGAGCAGGGGGTGAGCCGGTGGCCTACACCTCGGATCTGGTCGACGGCGCCGCGCTCCTGCTCACGAGCGCCGGCCTCGGCGTGTACCGGCCGACCGGCCCGGCATACACCCCGGAGGAGACCGGCATCGTCATCGCGTCCATGCCTGACGCCCCGGACCGGGCCATCTGCCTGACCCCGTACACCGTGGACGACGACGTGACCAGCGACGCGATCACCGGCCTCCAGGTCCGAATGCGGGCCGGCTTCGACCCGCGCGACCTGATGGCCCTGTCCGACGCCGTGTTCGACCAGCTGCACAACCGGCGCGGCTTCTGGCTCGGCGCCGTCAACGTCGCCGTGTCGTGGCGGGCCTCCGAGGTCCTGCTCGGCCAGGACGCCCACGGCCGCGACGAGCGCACCAGCAATTACTACCTGCGGACGACCCGCACCTCACCCCACCTGTACGAATAGGAGGCCCTCATGGGCACACCCACAGAGACCACACTGGCCCGCCGGTGGGTGGTCCAGGTCAACATGGCCACCGACGTCAGCCCGGACTGGCAGCTGCTGCCGGCGATCACGGACTACACGTGGAAAGCGGATCCGGTCATCGACGACGACTCGACGTATGACCAGGGCGGGTGGATGGCCAACGCCAAGACCGGACAGTCCTGGTCGGCGGACGCCTCCTTCAACCGGAAGGCCACGCCGGACTCCACCGCCTACTCGCCGGTACACGAGAAGTTGAGGCTCGCGGCCTTCGCGTTCGGTGCCGCGTCCAAGGTCGGGATCAGGTGGTATGACCGCGATTCCCTCCCGGAGGCGTACCAGGGCACCGCGCTGGTGACGTGGACACCGTCCGGTGGTGACCGCACCAAGCTGGAAAACATCAAGGCCACCTTGACGGGCACCGGGATCCTCGTCCCGATCACGAACCCGCTGCTGCCCTGATGGCCACGAAGTTCGAGGCACTCGACGAGCTGTTCGACGACGCGCTGGAACTGCCCGTTCAGGGCCGCGACGGCACGATCCGCACCTACCGCATCCCCTCGCCGTCCGGTGAGGACGGCCTGCGCATCCAGCGCCTCACCGCGCTGGCCGTCCGTCTCATCGGCGGCGGCAGCGAACCCGACGCGGAGGCCCTGGACGACGCCGAGGAGATGGATCTCTTCCAGTCCGCGCTTGGCCCGGCGCTGGGCGAGATGCAGGCCGACGGCGTGGACTGGGCGTGGCTGCGGCACGCCGGCCTGACCGCGGTCATCTGGATCACGCAGGGCCCGGAGTCGGCCGGTACGTACTGGAGGGCGGCGGGGGACCCTACTCGGCTGGCCACGCCGAACAGGGCGGCGCGGCGGGCCAACAAGTCGAGTGGGTCGGCAGCGGCGAGTACGACGAGAAAACGGGTCTCTGGCAGTTCTACGACCGCCCGCCGGGCTGGGAAGAAAAGCCCCAAGGTATCCCCGGTCTGACCTGGCCGAAGCTCCTCCAGCAGTGGCTGCTCATTGAGGACGACCTGCACCAGGTCTACGGCATCGACGTCGACTCGGGGATTCTCCGCGAGCGGTCCTGGCGCTGGCTGCGTACCCGCATCCTCGGCCTCCTGTCCACCGACAGCCGCACGTCGCGGCACTTCGCACCCCCGGCAAAGGGGGGCAGGACGGGGGGCCGGTAGATGTCCGTGTCGGTCGGGGAGCTCGTCGGGTATATCCGCGCGGACGACGGCCAGTTCATCCATGCCCTGGACGAGTCCGACGCCGCTATGCACGCCTTCCAGCGGCGTGCCGACGGCACCCTCGCCGAGGTCGAGCACGATTTCGGCGCCCGCGGCCGCGCCATGGGCGAAGCTCTGCGGTCCGGGATCGACGAGACCCTCGCCGCGCTGCACCCCGAGATCCCCCTCGACGCCGACACCCGGCCGGCGGACGCGGCTGTCGAGCGCCTGGTGCGGCGCCTGGAGGAGCTGCACGCCAACGTCAACGTGGACGTGCCGCCCGAGCAGGCCATGCGTGAGCTGGACGAGATCCAGTCCGCGCTGCAACTCCTCAGCCAGCGGCACGCGGACCCGCAGGTCCGGGTCGATGCCGCCGACGCGGTGTTCACCCTGGACCTGGTGCGCAGCACGCTCGCGGAGGTCGACCGGGAGCACCCGCACGTCAACGTCGATGTCGACGCCGCGGCGGCGTTGACGGAGCTGGCGGCGGTTGACGAGGCGGAGCGGCGGGTCGGCGACAACGACGGCGCTACGCGGGCTCG